TATGAGTATTTGAGTTACCATCATCATCTTCACTTGGTAATCCGTAGATTGCCTGGAGTGAATATCTTTTTGCATAAGTAATAGCAGATCCAAGGGCCTGGCTATCATCGTATCTATTATTCTTTGGGACTACTAAGTATTTAGAAGTAATAACTGTATCACTTGCCTTGTGCATTAAGCTGGTCCTTACATACATTGTAGGAACTACAGCTCCCTCTATAACATCTTTCTCAAAGTCTATGCATTGAGTAAATGCTAATCCGTACTTGGCCCCTTCATTGGCAGCAGCTATTACATCTTCTAGTGATGCGTAGTTAGATTTAAAGAATGGATTTTTACTAGATTTAATTGCTGCGTTAGCCTCACTCTGAAATTGTGAGAGAGCATCAACAACTGATTTAGTGTTGGGTTGGTTCGTCATCGTCATCTTCTCCTTCGTCTGTTTCTTCTCTTCTTTTTGTATCATTTTTTATGTCCTCCTTTATGACATTGATTGTTAATACTTTGTTTTGTAATTGCATGAACTCAAATGCTGTTTGGCCCATGACTTCAATGATCTCTTCCAGGAACTGCTGCTCAATATCAAAACCAGTTTTCTGTAAAATTTTTTCTCGCAACATTTTAGCTGTAAGTTTACGAGCTGTGATATAAGCATTGAACCATTGGAAATCATCTTGCATCCTTTATACTAAACCTCCTCATGACAATAGGATCAGCACCAGGTACTTCTACCATCTTGGTTTTTTTTCTACTCATAGTCTTATGATTAATTATAAAACCATTAAAAGAAACTACCTCATGATCCTTCATGATAGATTTTATAGCCTTAGATGCCTCATCTTTATTTTCTTTAGCATCCTTATAAGTTTTATCTGCGTTGATATATTCCTCAATCAATTCAGATAACATATTGTTACCATCCATATTTACTGGATCTAGATTTCCATTACCTTTGTAGATCTTGGATGCCTCTTCAGTAGTCTCTGGTGGATACCAATAGTCTTTACCTTCTAAGATCCCATCAAATCTATTCCAGAAATCTGTAGCTGCATTAATGATGTCATTACACATCTCAGTATTTCTTTGATAAACAAACCATTGCAACTCCCAGCCTTTAACTAATCTAACTAGGATGCCCCAGGTAGATCCAGTACAAAGCATCTGCTGTTGTAATTGATAAATGTTTAATGGGTATACGGGATCATCGGCAGATCCAGAGTAATTCTTGATTTCAACTGGACCACTATCTGAAAGAACCATTGTTGATTTGTTGTGATCAGTCAATTCAATCTTACCACTTTTAATAGTTAAAAGATTATCTAAAGAACTGCCGAGTTTCCCATTGTCTAATGAGTACAAGTTGGCCTTCTCCGGAACAGAGATTTTAAATTTGGCCTTCTGATCGATTGCTATGGATTGTAACTCATCGACAAACATTTGAGTTATGACTGGTTCCAATGCTTGTCCAGCCTTAACCTTTGGATTGTTAGCTAAGTCATTCTTAGCCTCCTTCCCTTGATACTCATTTAGAGCATCTTCCAAAACCTCGTTAGGAGTTTTGAAACCTTTTATGCCAGGGATCAAAGATCCAACTGTACTGGCACCTAATTCTTTTCTTTTGTAAGAAGTTTTTCTACCACTATCTTTCATATTAAAATCCTCCTGGTACATAATAATAATAACAACTGTCGACCATGACACAGCCAACTGTTACTGCTGCTATCAAAGCTGCAAGACAAAATAAAAATGCAATCATCTCTACAACACCTATTAAGATTTCTTTAATACTCATTTTGTAAACACATTGTTTATCTTCTGTGTTCACTTTAGTCATGAACTGTTGCTTGAATACATGAACAATACTAGACCACATATTATACCTCCACTCTTTCTAGGACATTTTTTACTGTTGTCGGGTACCAAACTTTGTCCTGGTAAGTTTTAACACCACGATCATTCAAGGCATTAGCTAAACCAGACAATGTACTGATGCCCGTAGCTCTGATGCCAGAAATAATTTCTGAAATATTTTTTGCGTACTGATCTGCATTAGCCTTAGAAGTTTCATGACCTCTAACTCTAACTACATCTAAGTTAGTACGATTGCCTAACAATTTACCTTCTGCTTTTAATCTTGTTAATGCTGCCTTGGTACGATTTGAAATATTAATTCTTTCAAGTCTATTGATTGCAACATGGAACCCAGCGATTGCATCATCTAAGTTTGGAGTATCCAATACATCAACTTGAATGTTAGTAGTCTCTAAGAACTGACCAACTTCGTATGTACGACCAAGTCTTGATAATGAATAAACAACTAATGGACATCTTAACTTCTTAGCTGTTCTAATTGCATCTTGTAGAACTGGTCTGTTCTGAAACTTCTTAGCTCCAGAAACACCTGGCTCCTCGAACCAGGTGATTGATGCATCTGTGTATTTTTTTTCGATAGCAAACTTTTGATTATTAACTTCTTGCTTATCTGTACTAACTCTAACTAAAGCAACTATGTTCATTATGCAGCCTCCTTAATTTTAATTACTCTTGTATCAAACTCAAATAGATCTGTTTCAAATGGTACATACCAAATCTTATCTTCAGTTTTGTCTGTAACATCAAAACCATTCCAAACTTTTGTTGTAAGTTTGATTTCATAACAACCATAACCTCTATCCAACTCACCTTTGTCTCGAACAACTCCTTCGATGTAACAAGTTGTGCCGGTTCTTTTAGGATCAAAATCGTAAGCTCTGATTGTGTCTCCTGGCTCTGCTACTTTAGCAAACTTTAAGTTTACTGTTTTATCTTCGTAAGGCTGTAGTACAGTTACTGTTTGTTGTTTAGTCATTGTATTTCCTTTCATTGTTATTGTTCTCATATTGTACACCTAATAATATAGATATTTTTGATATATTTACAAGATATATTTTAACAAGGAGAAAACATGGCTAAAACCAAGCAATTAACACCCTTCTACATGAAGATCTCCCAGGATCTAAAAGACAAACTCCAGGACCAGGCCAAGATAGAACGAATACCTATGGCTACTTTGGTGTCTGAACTTTTAGAGATGGGAATAGCAATCAGACCTAAAGTTAGACAAGATCGTTTAGACAAAATGATTAATGCAGCAAGAGGGATGGTTACCGATGTCAAAAGATAAAATCAATCCAGACCACTACAAAAAGAAATCAATCGAAACAATCGAGGCAATCAAATCACAGATGACCGAGGCCGAGTTTATCGGTTACTTAAAAGGCAGCATCATGAAGTACATTGCGAGAATGGGTATCAAGATCCCAACACTCGAAGGTGCGAGAGAGGATGTATCGAAAGCTCATTGGTTCATTGAGTATCTTTTAAAAACTTTAACGGATCTAATTAAGAAACATAAGAAGGATCCAGATCGAGATCTTACTGATGAAGAGTTAGATGAACTACTCAATCCAAAACCAACGATTGTTAAATTCAAGAGAAAGGACAAAGACAATGACACTAATAAATAATGTTGTTATCAGACCACCCAAACCTTTAAATGATTTGCAGCAGCTCACTCCGAGGCAACTCAAACAAATTGAAATAGATAACTTAGAAAAGAAAATAAGAATACTCCAGGATCAAGTGGAGCTAATGAAAACAGAAATAAGTTATTACCCGGAGAAAGCTGAAGGTAGAATTTGGCTGAAGGATATTATGATTGCTGTCTGTAATCACATGAACTTCACACCAAAACAAATCATGTCAGAAAGAAAGCATGGAGAGTTAGCGAAGGCTAGATCTTTGTATTTTAATTTATGCTTAGACTTAACCAAGCATGGAGTAACGCACATTGCGAGAACTTGTGGAGACAGAGATCACACGACTGTGTGTTACCATCAACGCATCAAGGCTGAACAAGCGAAGTGCTGGTCCATGACTACTGACAAGGGTTTAGCTCTATGGTCTGACTACAACAAGATTAAAAATGAATTGCTAAGTAACATCCAGCATGGCTACTGCTCCGAAAAATAAAAAGGATAAAGCAGACTACGGGACCGGCAGAACACCTGGGCATTTCTGTGTCATTCCACAACGAGCTGTGGCTGATATTCGATTTAAAACCTATCCCAGAACTTTTATGGTTCTATGTGCTTTAGGTAATTATACCTCAAGGCAAGGTGTCTGTTGGCCCAACCAAATAACTATTGCTAAGGTCTTAGGGATTAAGTCTCAGAGTACAGTCAGTAAACATATTCGTAAACTAATTGATATGGGTTACATTAAGTATGCTAAGAAACATCCTGGGCTGAAGGGTAACAAATACTTCATGGTCTTTGATCCAGATGTCAGCGAGGAGGATGCCAAAGCAACAGCTACAGACCTTGATAGATCTTACGAAGAGAAACCAGAAGTACCAAAGGGACCTAAGACAAGCGACAAGACTAAGTATTCACTTAGAAGGAATACAAAGATAGAGGAAAAGCCTACTGTAAAAGAGGGGGATAAGGTAGATATTCACTCCAATGAATATGTAGATATTCACTCAGAAGGACTACATAACAACAAACTTAACAATGATATATTCCTTAAAGGTAAGTATGTAATGAATGAGTTTAGAAGATTAACCGAAGAGATATTCGGTCAACATTTACAATACAATCAGAAACAACTAGAGATTGTACAGTCATGGATTAAAGAAAAAGGATTAGATCCAGATAAAGCTGTAAAGAAGATTAAGGATGTACTGATCTGGAGAAGGAATAACCATAAGGATAGTCCTAAAAGCATTGTATTCTTTGAACACGCATTCTTTAAGAGACCACCTCCCATTGATAGAGCAGAAGAGATACAGAGAATGATTAAGAAGATTTCTAACAGCAAGAGGATAAGGTAATTTATAAATAGTAAACGAACCTTTACACTTTATAACCAGGAAGAAAGAGAACAAATGTGGGGTAAAAAAAAGGGCACCCCTTCCCCCCCGGGGTGCGTATACTATATAGGGGGGGATCGCACAATTTTTTTGCAGAATTTTTATTAATCGTTTATAGTGAAAACAATTCGGAAACATAAAAGAAAGGAAATATAAATATGTCTAACGGACCAACACACAGCAACAGAACTTTTAAGCTCATGAGAACTACAACTCTC